TATGTGGAAAAGCAACTTGATAAAGCCGATTTGCCATTTTGGTGGTAAAGTAGTACAAGAACAACATTGTAAATGGCTCTCAAACACGGAAACAAAAGCTATTATCAGGTACTAATCGACCCAAATAGGGCAGAGCTTATAGAAAAGCAAGCTGAAAAAGAGGGTATGCGTGGTACTGCATGGGTAAGAAAGGTAGCTTATGAGGCTTTACAGCGTGAATATCCTAGTTCAGAATATAAAATTGCAGAAGCGAAAGATGAATTGATGTGGAGAGAGTCTGTACAAAGACGAATTGAGGGGAGAAAACAGAAAAGCTAACGAGTGCGGAAAAACTTTTTAAAGGGATTTTTAGGTTTTTCTTTTCTCATTTCTTTTACAACACGATCAGCTTCTAGTTCTATAAGTCTATTTAGTAATGAAGCCATAAAAATATCTTGGTCAAACTTTTTCCTGACCATGTGAGTGCAATATCTTTTCACACTATCTAAGTTGTTACTTTTCATAATTTCTCTACATTGCATTTCAATCTCTAATTCCAACTCAGGTGGGGCTGGTTCTATGTTTATGTTGAGAAACTTAGTAACTTTCATGTCATTGAAGAGAGGTGGTAGAACCAGGAAACATTCTGGCTTCTATGAAAGCTACTGCTTGATCGTCTATTGTATTGTCTGTTTGTTTGGCTATTGCCTTTAACAGATCCACTATCAACCTTTTCATTGCTTTTGACTTAATAAAGATCAAAAGTATGGGTTTTAAAATTTTTAACATGATGTTAAATATGTCTTACTTTCCAAACATAGCTACTTTGCTAGTATTAAACAAGAATCTTAACTTTGATGGCTGAAGAGAAAGAAGAAAAAGAAGGTATTGAGTGGGGTGATCTGTTTGGTCACGCTATCAGATTTTTGATTTTGACCTGGAGTTTATCAATGATGACTCTTGGATACATGGGTCGGGTAAGGATTGATGGAGCGTTCACGGCTGGACTCGTCAGTGGGGTGCTCGGAAGCTATGGGATCTCAGTAGGAAACAAGAAAAGTGGCACAGGTAACAACAATGGTCCTAAAATAATAGATAATAGTAAAAACAAAGTAGGTATCAAATGAAAAAGCTACTTCCTCTTTTATTGCTTGCATCCGCACCAGTTTATGCCGATATGCAGCATAGTATTTCTTCTAGCGTAAAATTTGAATCACTTTCAGCAGCTAGTACGGCTGATAAAATTGGTTCGAGCTACAGCATTTCGGGTAACAATGTTACTACGGTTGATTCTAACTCAGCAGCCACGTTAGGTGGTTTCGGATCTGTAACCAATGGCGTACCAGCTATATCATTTCCTTCTGCTACACAAGCTACTTCGGGAGAGGCGTTCAGCTTTTCTACAAGCTACCTAGAAGGAGATGGCACACCAGGTAGTGCTGTTACAGTAGGCACTGTGCCAAACTTCAGTGACTTAACATCTACAAGTGCTGGTAGTGTAGGAACAGCAGCAGTAGCAATAGATAATCACACTATAACGATGACACCAGGAACAGGAACGGGTATCGTGATGACAGGTCAGTTTGTCGTTGATCTTACTATCGAATGAGGAGGCTTCTTCTTCTTGGCTTTGTTATATCTGCTCCTTGTTACGCTGTGCCAGTTATACCTAATTTTACGCAGGGTCAATCCACAAGTCGAACTGAAACCACAACAAATATTACAGAATCTATACGAACAACAGAATATAATTCTGGGTTCCTTTATTCAGTCACAGGATCAGGAATACAGCATGACGGATCTTCTATTACTCCACCACCTACCTCAGTTAGTGAAACAATAAACGGAACTACTCATACATGGCAGGGATTAAATCTAGATCAAAGACCAAATTGGACACAGACAAATCAGGGAGATGCCTTTCAATTTACAGAAGCATATCAAGCACCTGGAATGGAATCCGTAACCGACATAACTCGAACAATCCAGAGTACAAGCGTAACAGATACCACAACTATCTTCTCGCAATAAGTCTGCTAGGTAATCCTGTACTAGCTAACACAAGCAATACGGCTGCTCCTTCCGCATCTGCGTCAGGCTCCGTGTCAAACTTCGCCACTCAGGTTCTTGGAGGACCAATGGTAGAAAATACATACGGAAATAATATAAAGTGTTCTGGACCGCAAATGACCGTTAGCCCATTCGTCACCACTTCATTTAACCAAAAGAGGCCACAGGACTACATTTATCATACGCCCGTGTACGATCCAACAGACGAAAACGATGATGGTGTGCCAGATAATCCAGGAAATGTGCTTTATTTTCAAGAAAACTACAGTGGTAACAAAGATTCTCTAGGATTAAACTTTGGATTCGCACTTACATTTAATATCCCTTTAGATAATAGATTTCAAGATTCTTGTTTAGACGCAGCAAAAACACAAATAAATTTACAGAAGCAAGAGCTAAATGCAAAGATGCTCAACTACGAACTTGCCAGATTAAAAAATTGCGGAGATTTAATGTTAAGGGGAATATATTTCGATCCTAAAAGTAACTTTGCAAAATTATGTGAGGGGGTCGTTGTTTCACCGCCTCCAAATCAAGTTATCCCACATACTCATAAATTTAAGTAGATAAGTCACGGGTATTCAACTCATCTACGGATAATTATTCTACATCTTTTTTCTTCTTTGTCAGCTTCTTTATTAAATTTTTTACTAAGGGTTTGACAATATTAAGCAGTAGTGGAGTAGAGGCAGCAACAGTAGCAATAACAGCAGTGCTAACAAGCTGTGGAGGATTCGGTATGTATTGCTCGATGAATTTAACGTCTTCATAGAGAGTTATACATTCACTACCATCTTCGCTTCTTTCATGCCCGATGACACGCTCCAGTTTAAATTCGTTACGATAATCTCCTACTCTTTGATCTTTTTTACCAGGACAGGCAACAAATAGTGGATCATCTTTATCATCTTTCGGCTCATATTTAATGTCTTTTGCTGTAGGTTCTACAAATTCTTGCTCTTGATTTTGGGGGGTTTCTGATTCTGTATATACAAATTCGTTGGGGTTATACTGCAAAGGTTCAAAACTAGGAATACTAAAATTACCACATTCTGTATATGTGCCATATTCATCTTTATCACTATCAATAAGACTTGTTAGGTTGTTTCTATGTACTCTTACACAACCAGGGATATCAACTATAGGTTTACTTATATTATTTAATGTTGGTACGTTAGGCTTCCATATCGGTATTTTATGAATCTCAATCCTGTTTACACTAATCTTTGGTATTTCCATCTTTTATATCTCCTATAGAAATAGACCATCCATCTTCTCCAAACTTTCCAACTTCTCTTATTTTAGGTTCTTCTTTTTTCTCAAAACTATCATGATACTTTTTTATCTCATTATCCAATTCAAATTGTAGTTTTTTTACTCTTAACCAAGACACAAGTTTATCTACATAATATTTTACTAGCTTTTTTATAAAACCAAAAATCATTAGTCAAATGCATCTCTTTTCTTTAATACTTCTACTTCTGAAAAACATTTAGAACAAGATAAATTAGTCATTACTGAAAACTCTGGATAAGTTGGCATAGACTCATCTATATCAATATCACCACCCCAAATTAATTCAGTATCACACCAGTAACAATTCATTGCTCCCACTTACCTTTTGTTTCCCATTCTATATGTTCTTTATTTTTTCTTTCGATATAATCCCAAAACCATTTTGAATCATTACTCATACTATTATTTATTGGCATAGATGGACCTGTTATCTTAGGTAAACCTTGATCTAATAATTTAGGCATCATACCTTGTACATTATCAAGAATCTCATTCATTACTCTGGATTTAAATTGCTCTGAAGTTACATACTTGTAACCAAAGTACGCTCCACCACTCATAGAAGCTACCATTACAAATGAGATGATACTTAAAACATTAGCTATTTTTTGAAACATGATAAAAGAAGCACTAATTAAAGCAAGCGTACCAATAACATTGATGGTACTTTTCCTGATTATAGGACTAGCACCATTGCGTGTCATGTATGGAATTATTGACAGAAATATTCCTATTAAGACTCAGTAGTTTCAGTTTCTTTTATTAACTCTTCTAATTGAGTCTTAGCTCCTTTTAGTTCATATATTTTTTGTTCGCAGTTCTTTGCTACTTGAGTAGCTTCATTGTAGTTATTGGCAATCTGCTGAAGCTCTTTGTTGATAGCTTCTAATTTCTCTTTTAAAGAATCAATCATTAGGATGATATTGTAATACTCTACTAATATACTAGCTTGCTTTTAATGTTGCAACTTCGGTTTCCAACTCCTTAATCATCCATCTTTGGATCTTCACTAATAATCTGTTTATCTGGTTCGACAATCAAATCACCATTGTCATTTGTTACTTCGGATGAAACAACATCATTATCTTTACGTTCTCCTATTACCATCCAAGAAATTGTATCTGTACAGCTATTATCTTCTGCAACAATCGTAAGTTTATTTCCTGTAACAGAACCTTTTACATTTGTCCAACCTGTCTCATTTGTAGTAAAACATTGCACATCTCTGTTTAAAACATCAAATGTACCTTCTGTCATACCTGATTTAGTGTCAATATTAACTGTTGCTGTGCCATTTACTAAGTCAACTTTCCCACGATACATAAGATCCATCTGTGGACCTTCAATCGCAGCATGAACAAGATCTTTTGTTTCAGATAACTCGCTAAGTGGATGAGGTATTCTAAATGATTTTGTACTACTAGCAGTTAATGTGCCAGTTATATATACGCCAGCGGTTGTTGTCTCAAGCCGCACGTTACTATTATGATATAAGCGTAACCAGGCATTACGTTGCGATAATAAATGCCATTTATTGGCGTTATCATCATATAAACCTAAGTAATCACCCGTAGCAGAACCATTACTCATAAATACACTATGGCCATCTATTGAAAATCCACCCCAACCATTTTTTTGACCATTATTTATTTGTAGTGAACCATACTCACCAGAAACTGAACTTATAAATCTAGGTGTAGAAACGAGATTAGAATCAAAATATATTCTTGCATTACTTGCATCTAAATATACTCTTGCATCACCGTCAGCAGCTACATACAATCCCCACCCTACACCAGAAGGCGTAAAACTAGCATTACCATGACTAAAACCAATTCCATACATATCACTTAATGCAGTATTAGTAGGTCTATGGCTTGTGCCGATTGTAAAAATAGGATTTGTTTTTGCGTCACTTGCACCTTGATTGTTTTGCGCTCCTACTAAAAATCCAGCACTAAAATCGTTTCTTTGTATATTGTGGTCATTGATCAAAAGATGAGTATTAAATGTAGTAGTATCATGTGCAAAAACAGTTTCGTGAACTTGACTATTAGCACTTGGTCTTATGTAAATGCTATAACCAGAGCTACAACTAATAAAAGTACTAGTATTGTTATTTAATATCATGTATTCACTATTTATAGTCTGGTCTGCGTGTTTTAATCCAAAGTAACCAGAATATGCTTGTCCTACTATTCCATCTATTCCAGCAGTACCTCTATCAACTCTTATATCACCATTAAAAGTTGAAGCACCTGTAACGTAAAATTGACCGTCATTAGCAAGTCTTATAGAACCAGAGCCAGATTCCGCTTCAAAAACACTATATGCTGAATTACCACCATTGTTTGAAACTCTAAATGTCGCTGCTGTACCGAGTGTAGTAGCAGATCCACTATCACTAACGTGTAAAACTGATACACCAGATCCAGGTGGGGTTGCATTTAAAATTGATGTAACACAAGCACCATCTATTGTTAATACGCTTTTACTATCAGTACCATTACGAATTATAAACGTGCCAGCATCATTTCTAATTTGATACTGATCGCCACCATCGGTATCGTTTAATTTAATTTTTGCTAATGATGAAGTTACAGCTAAATCACCTTTGACAGTTACCAACCCATCTGATGCTATTCGCATCTTCTCATCAGTAGCAGCAGTTCCATTTGTCTGGAAAATAATATCACCGCCAGATAAAGTTGCAGATACAGCTACATTAGAGCCTCCTAAATTAACAGCATTACCACTACCTACATAGCCTGTTAACGCAGCATCAGAATGTCTTGTAAATAAAATACCATAGTTGGCACTGCCTCTTAGCCTAATATGTGCATCACCACTAGGATTTTCAATATGTAACTTAGTACCGACATTTGAACTTCCTCCTATAGCTATGTTCCCAGACGAATTTATAGTCATTCTTGGCTGATTATTAGTACCAAACAAAAGATCATGATTTGAATAGCCCCAAAGATAATTAGCAGATGTATCGTTACCTAAAAATATCTGTTTATCGCCATGAGTCGCAAGAAAGGCTGTGGCTCCAGACCCTATATCATCAAGAATAAGACCACCTGCATTAGCATTAAAGTTTGATAACAAAGAACTTGAGGTTGTACCACTAAGTAAATTTCCAGAAGAATCTAAAGTTAATCTTGGATTATTAGCAGTAATAAGCTGCATTGTTCGTGATGATTGACTATATAAAATCTGTCCGTCATATTCACCTGCTCCAGAAGTTGCATCACTAAAATATATTGCTCCTCCTGCATCTGAAGGCGATCTTAATGTTATGCCAGCATATCCACTGCTAGTTTCTATTGTTAAATCATCTGCATCAGCATGACCTTCGGTAGTAGTTCCCAAAAGCAACCTTCCATTTGTAACTATATTCTGCGATCCAAAGTCTGAAGAAATCTTTGTTCCAGCTATTGCTGCACTTGCATTTATATCCGCATTTAATATAGTGCCGTCTTTAATACCTTGAGTGCTGACTTGTGTAAGTGCCATTTAATTTGCCTCCAATGCTTCTACTTTAGCAGTAAGTTCTTGTACCGCTTTTACAAGCATTGGAATTATAAATTTTTCATTTACTCTTAAAACACTATCTATTGTTCGTTTTTCAACTGTAACAGAACTATTACCAAATTCTTGAACTAAATTACTGTCAACAGTTTCAACTTCCTGTGCGATAAAACCATACAAAGTTTCTTTTTCATCATCACAAAAGCCGTCAATCCAATTAAAAGAAACAGGTCTTAAAGATTTTACAGCTTCTAATCCTTTATCTAATGTAGTAATATTTTTCTTTAATCTTATATCAGATGCGTTATATATATTACTTCCACTTGGCGCACCAACATTGCCATTAGTGTCTATAACCATTCTTGATGAAGAGACAGTTCTAAATGTTAAATTAGCACTATGAAGTGTACCGAAAATTCCATTATTAATTATCTGCATACCAGTAGTTCCATGAACACCACAAGTTATTTGTCCTGAGGAAACCTCTAGATTACCTGTAATTAAGGCAGTACCACCAACTTCGAAATTTCTAGTTAAGCTATTTGCTCCTTTATTGATACCTAATTTATTAGTTTCTATTGTTACTGCTGTATTATCCTCATCTGTATCATAAATTAATAGTGCATCAGGATTCCAAGGTTGACCATTATAAATAGTCCATTTTCTTACATTAGCTGCACTTGAGTGTAATCTGATAAATGGATATGCGTGATTACTACCTCCTTCAAGTATTAAATTTCTACTAAAAGTAGCATCACCATTTGAAGCAATAGTTAACCTTGTACCAGTATTTCCACCAGTTACAAAATTAATATCAGAAGCAGTACTTGGCCCTAGAGCAACAGCATTATTTTTTATCCAAACTTGTAAATCAGTAGTAACAGAGTTAGAAACATTTAAACCAGATTGATAAGAAGTACTATTAGCAACTCTTATTGTAGTAGCACCATTGACATCTAATTTTACTGCTGGACTTGTTGTACCAATACCAACCCGATTGTTAGAAGAGTCAACGTGTAAAGTATTGGTGTCAATAGTCAGATCACCAGTTCCAGTGATAGCTCCTGTTACGTCAATTCCACCAGAAATAAAATCTACGTTACCATGAATATCAGTATGACCATCAGAAAAAATTTTTATTTTATCTTGATTATTTGTAGCATCATAAACTAAAAAATGACCTCCATTGGAATCAACCATGTAGTCTGGATCATCGTTGGTATCAGTAAAAATTATTCTGTTGTGAGTAGCTGATAATGTTATAAAACCATCAAAACTTGAAGCACCTGTTACATCAATACCAGCACCAAAATCTGTATTAGGTGTTATATCAATATGACCATCAGATTGAATTTTAATTTTATCAGCACCATTTGTAGCATCATGTATTAAGAAATGTCCTGTATCTACTTGTATTAAATAATCTGGATTACCATTATTATCAGTAAAATTAATTCTAGGTTGGTTATCATTTAAAGTTATATCTCCATTGACTGTTACACTATTACCAGTAATTTGACCAGTTGTTGTTACTGCTTGCGAACCAAAGTCAGAAGATATTTTTGTTCCAGCTATCGCTGCACTTGCATTTATATCAGCATTTACAATCGCTCCATCTACTATCTTTGCACTTGTAACGCTATTGTCTGCTGGTTCACTTACTCCAAGACTCTTAAAGGTAAGGATAAAAAAGTCACTACCTGTTGCTGGAGCGTCACCCAGGATAATATCCGTTCCATCAACACTGAATCCTTCACTTGGCTGACCTGTTCCTGCTACTGGTTTCTGTATAACACCATTAATACTTACCAATAGTTGCTGTGCTGATACAGATGGAGGTTGACTAAGAGTAAATCTATAAGCAGATCCGTTAAATGTTGCACTACCGCCACCCGTTCCAGAAGATGAGCTAAGTGTATTTATTGCAATATCACTACCACCACCAGCTATTTCAGCAATAGCTCCGCTATCCATTTTGGTAAATAATTTACCAGTATCAGTTCTTATCGCTAATTCGCCAAGAATTAAATCACTAGCACTTGGATCACTACCAGAGCCTCTTTTAT